CGGACATCGGTTGTTCGCATGAAACAACGGATAACGAGTATTCACTACAAATACTCTTGAAACCCTCACAACGGATGACAACCATTTTAGATTGTCACCTCCGGTGGAAGGGCGAAGAAGATAGGAATCCGTGTGCCTGCATACTGGTGACTAGCTTCGTAGGGAGGTCGAAGAACCTTCTTGACCGCTGGCGCTACGGGGGGAATTAATATTAACCCCCGGTATTACCCTTAGCGCATGGCAAAGAGAAAATACTCTATGGCAAAGCAAAAAAGAATGGAACCTGCTGTTGATACGTTGTACATTCGTACACCAACAGTTCCCGCAGGTGGAATATCAGACTTTTATCTGGATCTAAGTCAGTGTGCTTCACTGGCAAATCGTCGATTTTATCGACAAGGAATTAATTGGGCTGTTGGTGGCTTCAAATTTTTGACCGAAGGCCCAACCAGTTTTGTTACTCAGAAACTGCCAACCACTTGGGTTATGCATCAAGCATACAAAGCAGCATTTGATTCTTGGAATAAACAACAGATGGCAGCTGTTGAAGAATCGGGCGCCGATTCTGCTGTTGCAGCTTTTAGAGATTTCAAGATTTTTGCAGATGTAGGTCATGTTTCATCCGGATACGGTGCTAATTTGTTACCTTATGATCTGCAACAACCAATTCCGCAACAATATGCGGTTGGTGAATGGGAACCATCACAGATTGTAATTCCACATTCTGGAGGAACTCCAGGGTCAACAGTGGAGCGCTTGCTTCACATGGTTGGTATCAATGTTAACGGCGCAGACAGCCGTGGAATTATCGAGGGATATGCAGATTCACGTGCATTCCCACAAAGTCCAGACCCAGTTAGTCCAGATTTGTCATCTACGGCGAACTGGATGGCACGTATGTTTGACGATGCCCAGACTTACAGCGATGTGTTAGATAACGCAACCGATCGCAACGATAACTTGCCTTATCCACAGGCAGATTATCCCGGTGGAGCAATTCAAGCTCCAAGTATGCAATTACATGCAATTTCCACAGCAACGGGAACCACTATTGGTGGGATGACTGTTGCTAAAGGTGGGTTTTTCCCATGTGGATTAATTAAATTTAGTATTCAGAACAACGACGCTATAGCTCGAGGTTATGCAATTGTTGTAGAACTAGTACCTGGTACTCATCGTGGATACATGTGTGAAAAGATGTTGGGGGCATGAACATGACACCATCACCAGAAGTAGAGGCTGTTCAAGCATCAACTGCGGCTGCACGAATTTTGTGCGCTGTAAAAGAAAACCGAATCGAATTGATCGGTGTTATGATCCTGGCTCATTTGCTAGGATTGAGCGATCGAGTTATTGCGCAGGTTAGCGGAGTGTGCTTTTGATGGCTTACAAATATGGTAAGACTTTCAAGAAGAACGGAAAATTGGTTCGATACCGTTATACAGACGGTAAAAAATCGACCAAGAAACTTGTTGCTGTCAACAAAAAGAAGACAAACCGACGTAGGAAGTAAACGAATGTGTCCGAAGTGTGGGTCGAATAAAATTCAATCGACATTGATCGATGATACTGATCCAAAGCAACCAATTATTCATTGTGTTTGCGAATCTTGTGATTTGGAGTGGGTCGAATGATTGACCCATTTCATTTTGTGCCTGGTCTTGGATACCTTAAGGCCACATATGATATGACCGAAATGTACGAAAATGGAGAGATTAACGCATTTCAATATTATGGGTATATGTCGGCTTTAGCCACAGTGAATTCTTTTCACGTAATACATACAGCAGCGCATAGTCAATCCGGCTTCGGATTAGCTGCAGTTAGAAAATTGCAGATGATACCAACTATAGCATTTGTAAGCGTCCCGATCACATTAGCGGGCGCCAATTTTGAGGTGATCGAAAGAGCACCAGAAGAACAGCAAAAGGGACTTTGGCAAATGTTTTCAAGCGGATTAACCGGTACGTTTGGTATCGGTAGCGGATTAAATCTTTAAGTACCAGTGTATACACCGTGTATACATGGCGAAGTTATATTGGCGAGTAAAGCGAGATAAAAAGTGGACTTGGACTCCTGCGGAAGTTCGAGATCACAATGACTATTGGAAATTAGTCTCCACGATACACATACAATGTGAAACGATGGAGGAAGAAGAATGATTTGTTCAAAGGAAACTTTGGACATTATACCTTGCGAATGTTATGAATGCAAAGAGGAAGAAGAATGATACTTGTAAATTGCGAGTATTGTTTGCAGATAAAACAATCTCCAGATTGTATGAAAGGATCAACAATATGTGCGGCGTGTTATATTGACGGAAAACATTTGTGAGATATGTGAGCTGTTAATCCGGATTTACGGATCATGCTCAGAAGTAGCCCCATGGCTATGCACGTGTGAAGAGATTGCTGCAGCCAATCTTGATGATCACCGGACATCGGTTGTTCGCATGAAACAACGGATAACGAGTATTCACTACAAATACTCTTGAAACCCTCACAACGGATG